CTACTATTTTAGCGCCTTCAAATAAACACTCTATCTGTCTAGAAACTTTAGTATATTCACCTTGTTTATCTTGAGGTGGATTAAACCCATCGTCTTTTTCAATAGCTTTATCTGCACCCGTAGAGCTTTGTTTTAACTTATAAACTTCGTTCATATACGTTTTGTATTCAAAATATAAAACTTGAACTTTATTTTGATCTACGTGTTTGTTTGCGTAGCTTTTATTGTTTAGCGTTCTGTTTTTACTTGGGTTAGCTGTTTTGATTATTTCTTCTAAATCTTGTTGTTGTAAAAACGGAAATTGTTTAGCTAGTTCATTTATAGGTATTTCTTTAACTTCACCAACGTAGTATACGTCATCAAAATAAGGTGATTCAGTGTGTGAGTAAACTAAGTTAGCAGGATCAACATAATCTATAGTTATACCATCAGAAGTATTATAGTTTGTTTTAGCGGCAGCTATACCTAAAACTGTTAAATCGTAAAAAAGTCTTTTACGCATAACCTCATATTTGTTTCGCTCAAAAACAGTGTTAATAGCTTGCTCCTCTGCTATCTCTACAGCTTGTTTGTATGTTAACTGCATGTGAACAGCTAACTCTTCTTTAGACTCTGGTAATTGGTTTTTATCGTTTTCGTATAAGTTCAAGCCAAAAGACTCTGCTACAAAGTCGTTAAACTCCATACTGTTCATGTCTTTCATTATAGACTCCATATACATAGATCTCTCTGCTACGCTATAAGGGTCTTGTGCAAACGCTTTTATATCGTAAGTTCTTTCAGCTATTCCGTTTACTACAATGTCTACAAACTTAGATATAATTGGAACTGGTTTCCAGTCTAAGTTAAGGTATGATAAATCACCGTTAATAGATAATTCATCTTTATATTTTTGTATTGATTGTTCTCCTCTAGCATATAATCTTAATTCTCTAAAATTATTATTGCTATTAACATATCTATAGTGGTTGTTATTATTTCCAAACCACTCTCCCTCTATAGCTCTAGCTACTTTTAAACCATAGTCATAACTCAACTTTTCAGCATCACTTACAACTTGACTAGGAAAATTATAATGAACAGACTCTGCCATATTTATTTTATTAATTTTGATATATTTCCAGTATTACTATACTTTGCAATACTTATATTAAGTTTTGGTTTTTCTATTTTTGCGTTGGGGTGATATAAGTGCCTGTTACAAGCCATAATAGCTAAACCACTACTTATGGTAGCATCATATTTTGTTCTTTTAGTTATATCAAATCTAGCCCAATCATTCAATGTTCTATTAAAATATATATTACCATAGTTACCATCATTTAAATGACCAACATGTTGCTGTATATACATTTCAATTGCAGCGGCGTGCGCTTGCTTAATATCTTCACTGGAGTTTGGTATTCCTCCTATTTCTTTTTCTGTGGTAGAAAGTTTATTCCATAGTTTATCAGGCCTATTCATACTAAAACCTCTATAACCTCTACGTCTCAAATGGTATAATAATCTAGGCTTGTTATTCTCACACAATAGTGGCATACTATAAAAAACTAACGCCATTAAAACATCTTCAAAAAATATTTCAGCAGTTTGAGGTCTAGCTACATATTCTAAAAAGAAGTGGTTCGGTGGACAGTCTTCCATACTAAACTTAGTTAACCCGTGTAAAGCACCGTTAGATCCCTTGCCATCAACTGTTCCTGATATGTCGTAACTGTCACAGCCAAAAGCGCCCATGTGTTCGTTAACTGGATATTTAATACCGTTTTTAACTATTATTTTGCTTTGCAAATGACTTGGTGGTACCCAACTAACTTTAAACCTACCTTTTGGATCTGGATAAAATATAACTTGCGTATCTTTAATACCATTAACCCATTGAAAGTTTCCTGTACTTACGTTACCTTGAGCTCCTATACCTTCGTTGTAATCTATCTGCTCGTATATCTTCACTAAGTTGAATATACTATTTAATGCTTCATCTCTAAACGCATGTTCTTCTGTTCTTGGAAACTGTCTGTAAAATTCGTTTAAAGCGTCTTGATCTTGTTTTAATCCCTCTGCCTCATTTTCCCAGTGTTCAATTATTCCATAATCAATTAATTCACCGTCTGGTCCGAGTACATCATCACTTGGGTTATTAAATACAGGTTGTCCGTATTGGTCAATAAATCCTTCATAGTTCCATTCCATTGGTATAAAAAGAGAATATAAACCAGACTTTGTTTGTCCATTACGATTTCTCTGTGTAACGTCTGAATCATTGTATAGTTTTTTAAAGTTATCACCACCTTTGTCAAGAGCGTTGCTCGTTGAGCCCATCATACACTTACCAACTATTTTACTACCTAATCTTAAACAAGTTTTTGTAACACGCCAGTTGTTTAATATATTATCAGGTCTTTCCCATTTACCACTTTCATCGTGCACAAGCAAGTTTAACTTTTCCCCATCGTAACTATTGTCACCCGTGTTCTTCCAGTCAATAGTAGTGTCAAGACCAACTAAATCTTCTTGCTTTTCATTAGCTGTTATCTTTTTTCTTGTAAACTTACTAGCAGGCACCCTATACGCTAATTCTGTTTTTGGTCTATCCATACCGTCTTGTATCGGCTTGAAAAAGAAAGGGTAGTTAACTGATATTGGAACAACTTTATCTGTAAACATTTTCTTAGCATCTGCACCTGATTTTGATAGTATACCATATCTACTATCACTCGATATTGTAGCTAAATTAACTGTTTCTGCGCTTGACATGAAAGAGAATCCACTACGTCTGTTTTTAAGATAACACATTCCGTAACATCTTTTATCAGCCTTACACGCTTCCCAGAATATGAAAAATAATCTATTTGCCTCTCTGTAGTCTGGCGCACCAATATCTATTTTACTCCATTGTAAATACATGTAGTGCGTACCAGTTATCCAGGTTGGTTTACCATTGTTCATAAACCAAAAACCTTCTTCTCGACGTTTGAACTCTTCGTCTATATAATCGTACCACTGTTCTTTTTGCTCGTCTGGATAACTTCTCCAGTCAAATATATTTTTAATCCTTTGTAGTTCCTTAGGATATTCTTGTCTTACCCACTTGTTTTCTGGATGCCTGTATATTTCTTTTGGTGGTTTAGGTAGGGCTATAACTAAATTTTGTATTTCTATAATTTCACCAATAACACCATTGTGAGACAATACAATTAAATCGTGTTCTTTGTTATAACCGTATTTCCATTTTTTACCACGGTTCATACGTGTTACAGTAGTCCTTTTTATAGGTTCTACAGTCTTAACTAAACTTTGATTGTACATTACTTAGATCTACCTTCTGCGAATCCTTTAAAGACTTTTTTCTCTGCCTCTTTAGGTGTTTTGCCCTCAAGCAGGTTTTCTTCTTCTTGTATTCTGTTAAGTATTTCAAACGCGTCAAATATTGCTAGTTTTTTAGTAGCCGCGGCGTTTTTTAATCTATCAGCACTAACGTCATCCTCTGTGTTTGTAATAATCTTTTCTTTGGCAACGTTAATCAACTCTTCAACTGCTCTGTGCCCAGCTTGGATTATAAGCTTCTTCGTCTCCTTGATATTCATATTTAATTGTAATAAATTTATTCATAACTCTATATAAACGTTTTCCGTCTATAATAAACTCGTATGTTGAAAACGGTGTAAAACCAACTAGTTCATTTTTGCTATACACAC